AAATGCTCTTAGTACAGTACCGGACGATGTCCGGACTCGGCACCCCATGAAATACCTGAATATATGATGTGTTTGCAGATGCTCCCCCCGCGCCACCGCCTGTACCACCCGGTGCAGTTATCAGGGAACCGAAATAAGTTGTGCCACCTTCACTACCTGAATTTCTTCCGGCTCCCCCCCCTTTACCTGCAGCACCGATAATAACGTTGACTTCGAAATCATTATCAACCTCGAAAAATGCTTCAATAAATGCACCGCTCAATCCAGCTCCGGCTGTTGCCTGCTGATTTGCTGTTGTTTCAGGAACCCCACCGCCGCCGCCACCGCCACCAGAGGCAATGACCCTTATCTTTTTTGTCCCTGGTGTTGGGATATATTTTCCAGAGCTTTTAAAAATATTCGTGTTTAACAAACGACCAGAGAATCTGGCTTCTCCCAAACCAAGGTTTTCGAGAGCCGTTTTCACCGTGCCATCCGATTTGATATCACCAAACGGATTCTTGCGGCTCAGGTATTCAACAGCAAACCCCGATCCCAGCAATTCAACAAAACCGGGCAGATCACCATTATCAAGCACATCCCGTTGCGTTTTGTCACTTACAAACTGGGCCAGAGCTGCAGCAATAAAGCTGGCCTGCCGAATAACCTTATTGACTTGCGCACTGGATGCTTTCCCTGCTGTAAATCCGGATAAAAGCGCAGGCAACGCTTCCCATTCCTCCTGCGACATAACATTGGCATTTTTACCCGTTGCGAATGCTTTAAAGTCATTTTTTGCCATCAGAGTAATACTCCCCATGCCCCTACATCAAAACCACTGATGAATTCGTTATCCATATCAAAACCAAAAAATTTTGAACCTTCCGATGGGGTTTCCACCGAAGGTGTTTCAATGCCACCCGCCCACACCCCGGCGGCTTTTACTGTGAGATATCCCTGTTTAATTGCAGCAATTAACTCACGCGATACATCTGAAATATCAGTATCAGGAAAGACCCAGACCGATATCGTCATGTCCTGGTTATCGACAATCTGCATTCGCAGCCCGGATCCTGCTGTTGCCGCGTCAAGAATTGCCGGAAGCGAATCATTCCGTCCGTCCCAGTTATTAATCGCAATCTTCGCTTTAAGAATGACACGATAAGTTTCATCGCTGAGATACATGTATCCAGAATCAGGATCATATGGCCCCTGCCATACCCCCTGATCATATCCAAGCCCGTCGGTATCCCAGCTGAAATAGACACCTGAGATAGGCTGGCTGACAACACGGCTACGTCCGATCCACAATCCCAGAATGTCAAGTTGCACACCAACCGCAGAGTCAATATCAAATGCAGTAATCAGCCCTCTGGTGGCAGCCGCAACATCAATAAGCGGCCGGGTCATCAGATCAACATGCGCAAGAAATTTAGGTTTGGTGGCGTGGTAGTTCGTGATTAGTTCGGTGTATTTGCTCATGACTCCACCGTTATAACGATATTTTCCGGGGTACAGGACGCAGATTCGTTGTATCTGATATCAATGTTTGATGACGACAAAGCCCCCGGGGATTTCCCAATCGTCAGTTCCTGAATATCGTAATAGCGTGCATTCCCGCCACTCACCACGCCAAGATTGGCCGGTGAGTAAATGCGACTTAAAAGGACTGAATCACCAATCGTCAGACTATTGATATAGTCGGAAATAGCCTGCTGGATCTGCTGCCCTATCTGTGAGGTATAACCCGTAAAAACTTTTAATTTAATCCGGGCATAAACAGGTACATCACTGGAACGCGAGAATTTGATTACATGGGGATTGCCGTATTTATCCGGAACCGTAACGGATGTTGTACCGTGAGTGGCTGTCCCCTGACCTTTATTCCCTCTGATAGCCTGAGCAATATCCGTCACATCACCGCCATCCACAATTACAGCAACAGAGTGTGGTGGTAACCCGTTACCGTCCTCCGAACCAGTATCGTTTTCATAGAGTTTGTGGCGGGTTACACCGGTAACATTAGAAACAGCACCATCCAGTGCTTCAAATGGGGTTATTGATGGCAATGCAACACTTTGCGACTGGCGGATACGTAACTCCGCGTCAGTTTCTGCCGGAGTGCCCACAGTAGCTGCAGCAGGATTGGTTACCGAAACCCAGCCACGGGTTGGCGTATTAATTTCAGTGATAGTTCCAGCCAGCGCCGCCACTGCACCACTGACGGAACATGTTGCGGTCACCATCACTGTACCATCCACGCCGACCACCACTGAAGCAGGCAAACGCCATATCACATTATTACTGTCTTTCACGCTGCCATTAATGATGGTTGTTCCGGCAGTTCCTGTAAGAAGCAAATCAACCGTAGAATTCGTCGCGCCTTTACGTGAAATACCATTTATTTTCACGTTACTGGTCAGTGCGGCCCCATAGCCGGTTGCTGGTGAAAAACAGTTGTAGACAGTTATCGCCATATTATTGGCATCATGAATCGCCAGCGCCATCAGAGCCACCATCTGACCGTCTTTACTGTCCGGTTCGAGGTAGGCATCACTACCATAAATCTGCTGAAAATAGCTAATCAGGGTGCTGAGTATCGTCTGATAATCAGGCGCACTGATCCCCTCCGCGGTTACCTTTGCAGATAAACCGAGAGAATCAAGGTTCAGAGCCATTACGCCTCCGATGTAACAGTCGTTATTCCATAGAGAGTGTCGATTTCAGCGGAAAACATGACACGTCGGGTCGTGGTATCCACCGTCGTATTGAAAGAGAGGATTGATTTAACGCCCTGCGTTTCGAGGATGCGCTTACGGATCGCCAGGTTGTAAGTTTCTGGTTTTTGCCTGCCCAGCACGGACTGGATCCACGGTGTTCCCTCTGTGGTATCAAGAAACCATTGCCCATACCACAATTCGAATCGCGTTTTCACAGCCTGCGCTACGGCCTCAGGCGAGTTAATCAGCCAGGTGTCATCACCGCTGCCAAAGGTGTAATCGCCATCGGCGTCTTCACGTCTGTATCGCATCAGTTTACCCCGTCGGTACTGCTTCCACCACGCTGAACACCACCATGAGTGTGTGTATCATCGATTGGCTTGCCATTAGCCTTCACGCTCCCCAAAAACTCAACAGCACCAGTGATTTTTGAAGCCACACCAGAAACCACAGACCCCACCATGCCCCCCATCCAGGTTAACAGGCCATGAATGGTTACTTTCTCAGAAAAATCAGCCAGAGGGGCAACCACATCAAGACCACCTGGAGCGACAATTTTAATTTTCCTGGTATCAGGATTAAGCTCAAAATAGGTGCTGCCGTCATCACTACGCAACTGTGTGGCACTGGTATTAATACCGCTAATCTTCCTTGCCTGCGACTGGGGACCGACAATACAAAACGCATCCGATAAATCATGCATTCTGTCATCGACCGACTCCTGTATCCCGCCACTCTGCCACCAGAAATCAATACAACGATCGGCAAAAATCACCAAACATTCATCACCGGCTTTAACTGGGAACGTTAGCGTACATCCTCCGCCGCGCGGGAATACCACTGGCACATCCACCAGCAATGGGTAATTTTTGGTAATGCGGTTGCCGTCATTATCCTTTTCAACCGAACGGATAGCAGGCTGCACAACTGCCGTCACCGCATCAGGATCGAATGACTGAATAATGCCAGGCAAGGCGACACGGATCTGGTTCTTTGTTGTTTCCCGTTCAGATTTGAATGTTTCGGCAAGGTCGCCGCTGCGGGTCTGGTCAGATACTGCCATTTAGTAGGCTCCAGAAAGCAAAAAACCCGCCGAAGCGGGTTTGATAACGTTAATTTTATTCATGAAACTCTAGCAGACTTTAGCTGTTCCCAGCGCTCAAAATAGAGTTCAGCAGCCTCGATTGCATCCTGTCCCATCTCTTTCGAAACAGTCACATTCGTCAGATCATAGTCAGCTTCATTTCTAGCATCCCGCCACTGGCGAAGTACGAAAGCTAGGGATTTCAGTGTATTTGTCGGGTATGGCTCTGATTTGCACTCTGAGGGCGTTGACATATAACCCACAGTATTTTTGTGATGCTCATGGGTAAAATGCGGTATGGCAGTAAGTGAGCTAATAGACTCATGTAACATACTGTAATACGCCCTTGAGATAGCGCTTCGAAATCCACTCTCAATATTTTCAGACAGACATAATCGAGCGGTATCGAGAATCTGATTGCTAGTTACCGACATGGTAGCTCACCCCCTGACCTGCTCCCCGTTGATTAGTACACCCCGATGTTAGTAATGTCTTCATAAGCCACATGAGGACATCCCCATGAAGAAGCGTTTTTCCGACGAACAGATCATCAGTATTCTCCGCGAAGCCGAAGCTGGGGTACCCGCCCGTGAACTCTGCCGCAAGCATGCCATTTCCGATGCCACGTTTTACACCTGGCGTAAGAAGTATGGCGGTATGGAGGTGCCTGAAGTTAAGCGCCTGAAGTCGCTTGAGGAAGAGAACGCCAGACTCAAGAAGCTGCTTGCCGAAGCCATGCTGGATAAAGAGGCGCTTCAGGTGGCTCTTGGGCGAAAGTACTGACGACAGACCAGAAGCGGGAAGCCGTGATGTTGATGTGTGATGCGACCGGTCTGTCGCAACGTCGT